TGAAAATCTAGGGACTAAAGCAAATACAAGTACACAAGAAAAAAATGTAGTACGTAGAGCTAAGAAGTTTATGTCTATGATTCATTATGATAATGAAAACATTACAAAGGGTACTGTAGATAAAATTGCAGATGGTCTTATTCAACTATCATCTTTATCATATGTAGCATTTAATCCATTTGGTAACTTTAATAACTACTTAATTGGTAGAATAAATAATAATATTGAGTCCATTGGTGGAAGATTTTACAGCCAAAAATCATTTAAAAGAGCAACTTGGGAATTTAATAAAAGAGCTATCCCAGGATTAGTTCAAAGAACGGCACATGGTGGTGCAGAAGATTTACTTGACGTAGTAACATTAGGGATTATACCAGGTTTAGCTAAAGCAGACTATAATAAAAAAATGCCTAATAGTAAGTATGAGGGATTTGTTGACATGTTTAGAATGATGGATAGTATGTCTGACATACGTGAACAAAGTAGAGCTACTGATGATGGTAAGAGTTGGTTTGATAGAGCAACTGAATGGGGTTATATAATGCAAGATGCTGCGGAATATAATTCACAAACTAAAGTGGGTATGGCCATACTTATGGATACTATGCTTAAGAATAGCAAAACAGGAGAACAATTATCATTTTATGATGCATTTGAATATGATGCAACAACACATGGTAATAAAATTAAAGAAGGTTTTGATACAGTAATTAGAAGGAATGGTCAAGAATCAACTTATACTGATGAGGTTAGATATGAAATCAGAAATGAGATAAGAGAAGTCAATAAACAAATTCATGGTAACTACGCTAAGGAAGATAGAATTGTATTGCAATCTCATACATTAGGTGCTTTAGCTATTCAATTTAAAAAGTGGTTAGCTCCAGCAATTAGAGCAAGATACCAGAGAGAATACTTTGATCAAAATTTAGGATGGATGGAAGGTAGATATAGATCTGCTTTATCATTCTTAAATTTTGCAAGAAAAGAATTAGCCCAAGGTAATATGAACTTTAGAACAATGGGTAAAGAATATCTTGATCAACAAGTTCAAGAATACACAACCCAAAAGTTTGGTGAGCAAGGTGCTAGAGACTATGGTCAAGGTGGTAACATAGATCAAAGGGCTAAGAATAGGTTGTTTGGCTTCTATAGAAGTATGGGTGATTTAGGTATTATGTTTAGTGTCATGTTTATTTCTTTACTGTTTGATGATATACTATCCGGAGATGATGATGATAGTGATACTGAAAAGAGATTTAAGAATTTAACAAGGTATCAAGCAGATAGAGTTTATAAAGAGCTTGTATTATTCATGCCTTCTTTTGCAGGATTTGAGCAAGTTGAACAAATGTTTAACTCTCCAATTGCTGCATCAAGATCAGTTAGTGAAATGTCTGAGTTTTTTGAGATGTTGTTTATTGGAGGTTTCAAACATTCAATGGCAAAAGTAACTGGAAATGAAGAAGCTTTTTATGCCAACTCTAATTATGTATATCAAAGAGGTAACAGAAAAGGAGAATTAAAATTATATAAAAACTTTAAAGATGTGTTTCCAATAGTATATTCTATTCAAAAATGGGATTCTTATCTTAAGAATGCTGATTTCTATATTAAATAAAATATTGAGTTTCCCTGATAATACCTAGGGATTTGTTTGATATGTACACCAAAAAAGTGTATATTATTATATAGGATATAAAGACATTTGAGAATAACTATGAAAAATATATTGACAGTATTAGCAGTAATAATCCTAACGTTCTCATCTTGTGGTACATATAATATATCTACAAGCTATAAGATTAAAAGTATTTTAACTATAACAGAAAAAGGTGACACTCTTGCGGTGCCTGTTAGAGACTTTAAGTTTAGAATTCTTGATAATAGAATAAGAGAATTTATAAACCGTGATCATTATAGATATCAATACAGAGGAAACTGGCAGAACTGGAATTGGAATTATCACAGTGTTCCAAATGTTAATGTTAGACAAACATACAGTCCACCTGTAATGCATACAAGACTAGTAACAACACCAATAATTAAACCAGTAAAGCCAATTAATGTTGTTACTCCTATAAGAGTACAAAAGAAAATTAAATTTAACAATGACAACTAAACTACTTATAGTGAGCATAACAGCATTCTGCACGTACTTATGTACGTACTTTTTTGATTTATCAATGGAAAACATGGAACAGTACCTGGCGGTTTGTTCAGTATTATGGTTAGATGGCATTTTTGGAGTTTGGGCTGGCTGTAAAAGAGAAGGGTTTAAAACATATAAGGCATTAAGAATTACTAGAAACACTTTTGTTTGGATAGCTATCCTCACAGTTATACTTATGGTAGAAAAAGGTTTTTCAGGTACAAGCTGGTTATCTGAGGTAGTTGTAGTACCCTTTATGATACTACAACTTATAAGCGCTTTAAAGAATGCTTCTATGGCAGGCTTAATTAAAACAGAAGAACTTAATAAAGTTCTAGATAGAATTGACAACCATAAAGGATTAAGAAAATAAACTTTAGTCTTATCCTGCCATTGTTCTAATAAGATGAACTGTCCAAGCAATTAATCCATTAACGTTTAAAGCAACAAGATTCCATTGTTTACGTGATGATGTTTGTATAACTACACATATAAAACCCAGTATAAATAATCCCGGATGTAGTGTCCATTGACCAGCTATCAAAAAGCCTGCACCCATATAACCTATACGGGATGCAACCTTTTGATATGATGTAAGCTTATTTGTATAAGCTAATAATTTAAGTATTCTTTTTTTAACCTTCACAACTTGAGCATTCTAAAATGTTACGTGCAAAATCTTGAGCACTGCTTTTACTAAACTGGTAGTACAAAGTTTTTACACCTTCTTCCCAGGCATACATGTATAATTTATTTATATCTTTAGCTGAGACAGATGGATCTATCATTAAGTTTAATGACTGTGATTGATCAATATACTTTTGTCTTTGTGCTGCTTGCAAAACAATCTCTTTTGGAGATATCTCTACAAATGATTTAAATACTTCTTTGGTAGGAAAATCTAAGTGTTGCACGCTACCATCTTTCTTTAAGATAGACTTCCAAGTCTTGTCTGTATTTAGACCATACTTCTCAAGCTCCTCTTCTAAAAACGGGTTCTTGTAAATAGTTTTAGACTTAGCAAGATCCTTAATAAAGTAGTTAGACTTAATAGGCTCTATACCCATAGACACAGCACCATGTATAAATGAACTAGACTTAGTAGGAGCAATGGCCATAAGAGTAGTGTTAGCATATCCTTCTCTAAGAGATGTATATCCATACTCATTATGTAATTCTCTAGAAGCAATCTCACTTCTATCTTTGAGAGTTCTAAATATTTCACTGTTCAAACCTTTAGCTTGTAGTGAGTCAAACTCAAGAAGCTTAGACTGAAACAATGAGTGGTAACCCAACACACCAAGACCAATAGCTCTGTGCTTCTCAGCAAAGTTAAATGCTCTCTTCATGCCTGGCATGGTTTCAGACTTAATAATGAATTCATCCATTACTGCATTTAAGAAATATACATATGTTTCAATTGCGTCAGTCTCTTTTATAAGGTCCCAGTGTAATAAGTTGATAGAACCAAGGCAACATACAAAAGAGTTATAACTATCAGTGGGAAGCTGGATCTCTGAACATAGATTAGACGCTGTGATTTCCATCCCAAGCTCTTTGTAAGGTGAGTTGTTATTAGAGTTATCTTTAAACATAATATACGGAAATCCAAATTCACTTCTGTTTTGAATAATCTTAGCCCATACCTTACGCTTGCTTTTATCTCCTTCTTTCATTTCAGTCATCCATTGATCAGTAACTGTAACACCATACTGCAAATTTTGTATAGGGTTACCCTCTGTGCCAATATCCAAGAACTCTAAGATGTCCGCATGCTCAACTGGTAGGTATACTGCACAAGCACCACGTCTAGCCTCAGACTGCTTGCATACATCTACTACAGTATCATAAATCTTAGCATAGTGCACTGGGCCATCAGCAAAGCCGCCTGTAGATATTTCAGTTCCTCTTGCTCTAATGTTGCCAATAAAAGCACTTGTGCCTCCCCCATATTTACTCATCATTCCAATTTCACGGCCAGCATTTAATATGCTATCTAAGTTATCATCAACGTTAGATCCATAACAACTTATAGGTAAACCTTTTTGTTTACCAAAATTAATCCATACAGGAGTAGACAAAGAGTAAAAACCTCTTGCCATGTAGTCCTCAAACTTTTCTGCAAAGCCTTTTATATTCAAATACTTTTCTGCTTTTATAGCAATGTCTTTGATTCTTTGTTCAGGGCTTTCAGATATATACCCTCTTGATAAAAATGTGCGGCTGTCTTCATTCAGCCAGTAGTATTTATTATATTCCATTGGTTTTTGTTTTTAAAATAAATCATCAACTGTGATGCTTTTGCTTTTTTTATTGTAGTCAACACTCTTCTTGTAAA